AGTTCTACTACTGTTAATTACTCTGGGCCTATATTGAACTTCAACTCTGAAGAGTTTGTTCCTAAGTCTGCTGTAGGTGAAATTATTGCAACTGCGGCAAAAAAAGGAGCTTCAATGGGTGAAACTCGTACCATGAGAACATTCCAAACAAGCAGATCTGCACGTTCTAGGGTCGGAATCTAATGGCTATTACTGCATTAACTACTTTCTTTGAGGTTTATACAAGAGGAGATGAAGCTAACGATCATTTTAAGTTTCAAAACAGTCAAATTGGTGTGATAAGTACTGATTTTAATCTTCCTAATGTGAACTCAAAAGACTATCCTTTTTTATCTTTCATGTATCAAGGTGCAATAAAAACAACATCAGGTGATGCTTTAGAAGCTTCTTTAATCCTTGCTAATGAAGATGCAGACTCAAAAAGAGAAGGTGCAGACCCTCCTGACACTCCTGCTAATAAACTTTCTATGAGTTACGCAAAAGAAGCTGTACAAAATAATTACGGGATTACTATTTATACATGTCAAATGAATAATGCTTTTACAGTTGTTGAAGGAATACCATTAACAGTTGATCGTTGGACTATTTCTTCTATGTCCTACGACGCTACATCTATTGAAATTTTATTAACAAGTGGAATAGACGCTGTTGGAGGAAACACAGGTAGATACTTAACTTCTGATCTTGTTGGAGCGTTGCCAATCACAGGTCAAATAGCTAGCAGATGAACCCATACCGGCTAATTGGATTGCCGTATAGGTTAGGAGCTGAGCCAGATAAACATAACGCAGGTGATTGTCTAAGCATTACTCGAACGGTAATCAGAAGTTATGGAATTAAGTTTCCTGATGCAAGAAAAGAATGGTATAGACGTTTAAGAAGAAAAGATTATGAGGTATTTCGTGATGAACTAAAAAAGTGGGGAACACTAACAACAACCGCTAAGATTGGAGTTGTAGCTCTCTGCAAAGCAGAAAAAGGTTACGGATTAGCAGTTTATTGGCAAAAAGGTTGGATCTCATTCGTAAACCAGGAAGCAAAATGGAGTCCTCTAGAAGGCTTGGAGGTCCACGAGCTTTATTACCCTATGAAGCAGAACTTTGTAATGTTATAGGTGCTAGTAAAGAAGAATATCTTGAATTTTTAGATTTAGTACAAGCAAAAATAGAAGGAAGAAAAGAAGGATATGAATTGATTCCTGACATTAGATGTGATCCTGTAACTTTTTTAGGTGTAACTCTTTTTGAGGCAGGTGCTTTAACTTTTGCAGGGCAGGTTGTAGTTAGTGTTGCTCTTGCTGCTATTAGTTATGCTTTAACTCCTAAACCTAAAACCCCTGATGGAGGAGGTAATTTAAAACTTGGTGATATTCAAGGTAAAAGTCGTTTTGCTCCACAATCAAGTTTTGATTCCGTTCAAGATTTAGCTATTTTAGGTTCATTTATTCCTCTTGTTTATGCTGCTAAAGGTGTAAGAGTAAATAGTCAACTTCTTTGGTCACAAATAAAAACAACTGGAGTAGGACAAATTATTTCTGTTATAACTTTGTTTTCTAATGGAGAAATAGGTGCTGAGCCTGATTATGAATCTTTTGCTTTAGGTACAACACTTTTAGATAGTATTAGTCCTTATAAAATTGCTTTATATTTTAATACAGGTAGTGCAAGTACTATTAATAATCGTTTAATAAACACTAATAAATACTCACAAAGTTTAGCTCCTGAAACAAACGATTTAGGTAATCGAGATGGTCGAGACTATGACAGTGGTGATCCTTTTAGTGTAAAAATATATCCAAATCAGAAATTTAAACCTTATTCTTCAAGTACTAGAACATCAACAACTAAAGCAGAGTTTGGTTCGTATAGATCTTTACCAAATGGAAATGCTTATAAAGTACCTTGGGAGTTAATACAATTTATGAAAGATGGAGATGATAAAGCAAAAGCAGATTTAAGAATTAAATTACAAAAAATAAATCATCATTATCCTCAACTTTGTCATTTAAAACAAAATCCACAGGTTGCACCTCTTGGTGTGTTTCGTGAAGTTAGTAAAGATGAAACGTTTTACTATACATTGTCTTCCTATGACGCTGTATTTCAACAAGAAACAGCACAAGGTAATGCTAAATATAATAAATTTTCTCCGTGGGGGTCTGTAGACGCAAAAAATTCTATAGATGGAATTAGAGAAATGGTAGATGATAATATTTCAGTAGGAGATCAATATTTAGTTGGATCAGCTATTGTTGTCTGCACCAATGTTGATAATGGAGATAGATGGCAAGATAATGATGTTACAGGTGGATATAGTTTTGATAAGTCTTGGACTTTTAAAGTAGAAGAACCTGGATGGGTAATGTTCACAGATAGAGAAGCTTCAGCTCAACCTTACGCTTCTGCTAATATTCAACGCTTGGCAATTGCAAGTTTAAATAATACTAAAACTGCAGACATTACAGAGATAGGTATTAAAAGTAAGGTATTTAAAAGAATCAACGGTTTTCCAAATGTAAATGCTTTACCTTCTAGGGAAAGAGTTGAATATTATGAAAGTAAAAATACTGGAGTACAAACTGGATCTATATCTACATATACAAATAGGATTAGTCTTTTTAAATTAGAAGCAAGACCTGTAAACTCTAATATTGAATATCAAAATATTCTTAAAGGAGATGTTTTGGCTGTTAAAGGTAATTCTCCTATAAGTCAATATAATACTATAACTATAGATAGTAGTGACCATCCTTTTAAATATGAATATCGGTTTGTTCCTGTATCTAATAATATTGCATTACATGGACCCTCTTATGGTGTAAATGATATTTATGTTTTAGATCATGCAGCACAGTTAATATCAAAAAATAAGAAATTTACAAATGTAGGTTTAGAAAATGCACCTGACAATCTAACTATTAATATATATTTTCACGCTAAAAAATTTAGTCTGCCTGATGTTTCAAATCCTCAAAATGTAAATACAGATAATAAATATTGGACATTAGGATCTTTAGGTATTAATCCTGAAACAGGAGAAGAAGAAGAACCTGTATTACCTACTGGAGCAGCAGTTACTGATTTAAATAAATACGAAGAAGGGACAATGCCTACGGATGCTACTGATTGGCAAGATTTTCAACCTCTATGGCAATTTAATGATTACATCGTGGAAGTTGTTTCTGGTGTTTTAAATGGAGGATCTAATGACGCTGGAGTTTTTTATGGGATTACTCCTCTATCTATAAAGTTCATAAACGGAGAATGGCAAGAAGTTGACTCTTCCGACCCAGCCGCAACAAGAATTTCAAGATTTCCTGCGAATGGTCCTAGCATTTGGGACAATGTTAATTCGAGTAACGACGGTCCTCTTTTACACCAGACGGTAGGTGTTTTACAAAGAAAAAATCCTAATAATAATGCCGAAGATGAATATGTTTTCTATTTGCCAGATGGATGGACACAAGAAAATGAAGATACTGTTTCTATTTCAATTCCATCTGGAAATACAAATATTCACTCGTATTACACAAGACCAGTTATTAACCCTCAAAAAGGAAATCTTCAATTTAGGTATAAAGTCGTAAAAGCTAGTGAAACGATTAATAGTAGTCATAACAAATGGCAAATTTTTACATATCCAAAAGACACTTCTGGTCTTAGACGTGCAACCCACGCTTTTAAAGCACAAGTTAATATGGGTGCAACGGTAACTACATCTGATCCTATTGTTTATAAAGACTATGGCAACTCTGATGGTGAAATTAGAAACTTTACTTCAACGTCTAATGGTTCTGGTTTAGAGTTTCAAGTTATAAAAACATTTACTGGACCAGCAAATAACCCTGATCAAGTGCATTATTCATGGCAACTAACAAAGGCTGGTAGTGGTTATTTTACTGGTGAAAAAGTAGAACTTATCGGATTAGGTATTGATCCTATTGAAGTTGTTGCTGGAGAACGACCAGCTTTAGAAGAAAAAGAGCTTGATGATTTTCATTCTTCATGGACAGGTACAGATGTAGAAGCTTCTAATCGTTACTGGAGTAATAAGAATTTAAATCCTCATCATGTAATGTCTGATCATTATCTTTATGATGCAGAAGCTTCTAGTAATGACGACGCACCTGAACATTCTATTTGTTTTGTGAATGAAATTGTAAATACTAATTCAGAGATTACTTATCGAAATCTTGCTACTGCTGGAATTAGAATTAGCAGTACAAAAGAATTTACTGCTTTTAGTCAACTTTCAGCCTTTATTAAACAAGGTATTAAGGTTACTCAGTTAATTGATGATTATGGTAATCCTACAAATACAACAGTAAAGAAAAGTTCTAATAATTTTGTTGAAATAGTATATGATTTATTAACAAATAAAAGTTATGGTGCAGGAGATCTTGTAGGAGTTTCTGGTGTTAATAAAGAATATATGCAAGAAGCCGCTAAATACTGTTATGTTAATAAATTTACTTGGGATGGAATTGTAGATAGTAATACAAATTTAAGAGAATTTATCTTTACTCATGCTGGATATAATTTATTAGATTTTACAATTATTGGAGGATTGTTTGCTTTGCGTCCTTCTTTTCCTACTTATGATGGTGGAACAATTGATATAGAAGCAACAGTTCCTAATGACATTGAAATTAAAGCATTATATACAGATGGAAACATGCGTAATTTACAAGTTTCTTTCTTAACTCCAGAAGAACGTCAAATGTTTAAGGCTACTGTTTTATATAGAAAACAAGAGATTAACGGATTCCCTGAAACAAAGGTAACAACAATTGCTATGGTTGACGGCAATCAAAATTCTATTGAAAGTTTAGAAGCTTTACCAGAAGAAGTTTTTGATTTAAGTGGATGGTGTACTTCTGTTGATCATGCAAAAAGATTTGCTGCAATAGCTTTAGCAAGTAGAAAGAAAATTGATCATGGAATTGTTTTTGAAACTACACCTACGTCTGTTTTAGGTTTAGTAGGTGGAGACTATATAAGAGTTATTTCAGAGAGTACACATAGCAGTCGTTTCAATAATGGAAGTATTGATGCTGATGGTTTTGTTACATCAAGGACACCTATTACTGGAACGATTAATATTTATTGCTGGACACCAGGGACATTAGGAAATATAAAAACAACCGAAACATTAACTGTAGGTGCAGATGGAAAAGCAACGACTGGACTTAGAAATGTTTTATTTGCTCAAGTTGATACGACAGAAGAAAATAGAATTTATAAAGTTAATTCAATAACGTATGGAGAAGAAGGTTTCGTTAGTGTAGGAGCAGCACATGTTCCTTTAACAAGCTCTAATAAATTAGATGTTCTTGCTAATACTGATCCTACAAAAGGATCTTTTTCATCAACATTCTTCACATTGACATAAAGACATGGCTTCTATTGGTTTCCCTCTATACGTTTCACCATCAACCAGAAGGTATTCTCCTGGGACGTTTCCACAACAAACGTTTGAATCTCAAAATGGTGCAAAAACTGTTTTAAGGTATGGAAGTAAACGAGTTAACGCAACTTTAACTTTAGGTTTTGCAAACATTGAAGATGCTCTTGCTGCTTTGATTCTTGAAAATTATGAAGCAGTTAACGAAGCATGGGATTCAGTCACGTTTGGTTCTAATAACGGATTACAAGGAATTAGTAATGAAAAAAGAGGAACAGATGCTTATGGAGATATTCGGCAAGAAGCTACAAATGACTTAACTGATCATATTCAAGAAGCTATTTCTGGGTTGAAATGGCGTTATTCTGGTCCTCCAACAGTTACAAGTACGTTTAAAGGAAGAAGTAATGTTAGTTGTAGTTTTGTTGCTTGCCTAGATTCACCGTAGAATAGACTCAATGTTTTAATTTAAGGTCGTGGGTTTTTATTCAGGCAGGGATGGAGAACTTTATGTTGCTGATGTAAAAGCAGCAAAAGTTCAGTCGTGGTCTTTCTCTAGCTCAATGGCGGTATTGGAAACAACCTCATTAGGCGATACAGATAGAACACTTGAATCAGGTGTTAGAAGCTATAGCGGAAGTGCAAGATTGTTTTATTACGTTGAAACTCCTGGCTCTGGTGCTAATTCAAATCTAAATACCTTGTTAACTTCTGCGATTAAGACAGGTGGTTCAGCAGGTGATGGTGAAAATGACAAATCAACACAAGTTGTTTTAAAACTGCGAATGACAACAGGCTCAACGGATGTTCGAGATATTCAATTCTCTGTTTTTATTACAGGTGTTTCAATGAATAGTGCAGTAGGAGAAGTTGCTTCTGCAGATATTAGTTGGGAAGCTAATGGTGCTCCTTATGGCAACACAACTTTGGTTGATTAATGGGTGTTTATTTTGGTCAATGGGGTGAAGTAGCCCTTAAAAGAGATACGCTTCAATCTGCTTTGCAGACGAAGTTAGATCCTTTTGACGTAAACACATCAACAAAGAGATTTAGTGTTGACCATAGTTCTGGTTCGTTAATTAGTGGAGATGAAGTAGAAATAGAAACGGCTGATGGTTCAACACTCGAATTAGTTAACGGTCATAGTTATCCAGATGGAAAATGGTTTATTAATGTTGATCCTGTTGGTGGAATTCGTTTATATGAAACTTTTGCAAAAGCAATTGAAGGTACAACTACTAATGCTTTAGCTCTTGTTACTCCTAGTTCTGCCAAAGATATATTAATTCGTACTAGAAATGAAAGGTTTAGACATGTAGCAGGTGTTAGAGAATTTGAAATGACAACGAGTAGGGAGCAAGTTGATTTAACAAACCTTGGAGATGAATTTAGGAATCAATATGAAGCTGGCTTAATTAGTGGTCAAGGATCAATGACCTGCATTTGGGAGCATGATTATGACACAGGAGATCGAGCAAATAATTATGGAGAAGACCCAGAATTTCCTTTCTATTTAGCTCAATTATTGGTTCGTACGCAACAAGGGTCAGATTTTGATGGATTGTTTTATATTTTTCGTGATCCTGATAATGCAAGGAAAAATGTTTTTTACGAAGCCAATTGCATTATTACCAATATTGCTGTAACGGTGTCTGTGACTGAAGTTATAGAGACTCGAATAGAATTTGTAACAAATGGAGTAATTAGATTAAAGACAGGAGATACACCAGGATTCTTGTTACAAGAAAACGCAGATAAGATATTACAAGAAAATCAGAGTCGCATATTGCTTGAAGAGGTTTAAACTGCTGATATTGGTATTTAGTTAGTCGGCAATGGCAGATCTCAAGATCACTACTTTACCTGCTTTAGCAGAAGCAGGAATTCAAGCAACAGACCCATTAGCCATTGCTGATGTCAGCGCAACAGAAACCAAAAAGGTAACTGTTAAAGATCTTATTGCTGCTGGTGTTGCGGTAATTGATGACGGAGATATACCTGCTGCGAAGGTTGGGACATTAGGTACGAACCAAGTAGCAAGTGCAGCTATACAAGCTAATGCTGTGACGGCTGCCAAGATTGCAAGTGGAACGATAACTGCAACAGAAATAGCTAATGCAACGATAACTGGAGCGAAGTTAGTTAACGATACTGTTACTGCAACACAAATAGCTGCTAATGCGATAACTGCTTCTGAGTTAGCTGATGATGCTGTAGATACTGCGGCTATTGCTGCAAACGCTGTAACAACTGCAAAGATTACAGATGCCAATGTTACTTATGCAAAGTTAAGTCTTAGTAATGGAGATATTCCTGGGGCAAAAATTGCAACAGGTGGAATTACAGCAACACAATTAGCAGCAAACTCTGTAACTGCTTCTGAACTTGCTGACGATGCAGTTGATACAGCAGCCATTGTTGACGGTGCTGTTACAGCAGTAAAGATTGCAACGAATACAATTACTGCTAATCAAATAGCTGCAAATGCTATTGGTGCTAGTGAGTTAGCGGATAATGCTGTTGATACGGCTGCTATTGCAGATGGAGCTGTAACTGCTGCAAAGCTTTCTGGTACGTTAGCTGCTACTTCAATTGCTGATGATGCGGTAACAACTGCCAAGATTCTTGATGATGCAGTTACAAGTGCCAAGCTTGCAGCAAACGCCGTTGATGCAACTGCTTTAGCTGATAACGCTGTTGATGCTGGAGCAATAGCTAGTAATGCTGTCACTGAAGCAAAAATCGCTGCAAATGCTGTTGTTAATGCCAAGATTGCCGATGGAACAATTACAGCAGCAAAATTAGCAACTGGAAATATAGACAGGTCGTTGAATGTAGCTAGTGGGAATCTTGGAATAAATAATGCTGTTACGGCTGGTACTCGCTCAGGAATCACATATAACGCTCAAGGATTAATTACAGGCACAGTTGTGCTTGCAGCAGGAGACCTCCCTGTAGCAACAGCCAGTGCTGTAGGAGGTGCATCTTTTCCTACTGCTGGAGGTCTTGCGATTACTGGAGCTGGTGCGGTTTCAATTGCTGCAACAGTTACAGGTACAACTAGAAGTGGAATTACATTCAATAATTTTGGACAAGTAACTGCTAGTACTGCTTTAGTTAGTGGAGATTTACCAAATGCAACTGCAAGTGCCACTGGTGCTGTTTCCGTTCCAACAGGTGGGCCATTATCTATAAGTGGCGCAGGCGCACTTACCGTTAGTAATTCAGGTGTAACTGCTGGAACAGGAACAAAAGTAACTGTAGATGCAAAAGGAAGGGTTACAGGACTTGCTTCTCTTGCAGCGTCAGATTTACCTAATCACAGTGCAGCATTAATTACTTCTGGCACTGTCCCAACAGCAAGGATTGCTAATGATGGAATTACAGGAGCAAAACTTGCAAACGCTTCTACAACGCTATTTGGATCTGTCGCCCAGACCGGGTTCCCGACATCCGAGTTCACAGGGCAATTTTTCTTCGATTCAGTTTCTGAAGATTTATATATATATGATGGAAATGCTTATCAACCAGTAACAACTTTAACAAAAGGT